TACAGGGAAATCCTGAAAAAATTATCTCTAACCTACTACAAGAAAGTTTAAATACACAAAAAGAATTTTTTAGCGAACCATCTTTATTTGATACAAAAATTTTACCAAATAGAAAAAGAGTTTTTGATTTAGTTAATGCGATGGCAGTAAAAAGTGTCTCTCCACAAGCAAAATTTGATCAAACAAAAGACACAACAACATCACAAACAAATACATCTCAAAGTGTGAGAGGAAGTGCTGGGTTCTTTTTCTGGGAATCTAAACGAGGTTATAATTTTTTCTCAGTTGATTCTTTATGTGCAAATGATGATAGTAGTTTTAAATCAAAAAAATTAGAATCATCTTCGTGGGGTCCTTACATAGAGAAAATTGCTAATCAAGGTGATGGAGCAGATGATAGGTTTGTAGTATATCGATCTACTTTTGGATCTGAACTTGATTTAATGTCATCATTACGCAGAGGTAAATATTCTTCTATGGTAGTGTTCTTCAACCACTCCACAGGACAGTATGAAGAGTATGTTTACAAGATTAAAGACAGTTATGATAATATGGCACATTTGGGTGGTCAAGAAGGAATTACTTTGATTCCCTCAAATCAGATTGAATTATCTGATTATCCGAGTAGAATCATGTCTATCTACTTAGATCACGAATCATGGTATAACGAAAAAACCCCCGCTTCACCCGATCCAAAAGACGGTAGTACAGATCCAACTAAGTTTGCTGACTGGCAGAAATTTTATACTGCACAATCTCTCGCGAGATATCAGTTATTAAAGAACCAAATATGCACCATAGTAATTCCTGGAAATCCTGATATTTGTGCGGGTGATAAAATTGACATTAGGTTATCGAGTAAACTTCCAAATGCTGAAGCAAGAAAAGATCAATACGATACAGAATCTAGTGGAACTTATTTAATCAACGAGGCAACTCATACCTATGATACTACAGTCGGAACTAATGGTAGATTCACAACAACTCTCAGACTTATGAGAGATTCATATGGTCTTAAAGATAGACCATCAAACCACGGCACTAAATAAAAACGTAGAAGCAATTACTTATGGAAAATATCGAAGCCCACATTGCTAAGGACAAAGAGATCCTTGACAATCCTATGACTTCTCCCAACCAACGTCGTCATATCGAAGGTGAACTTCAGGAACTTGAAGTTTATGCAGAAAATCACAAACAAGAAATTGAGGCAGGAGATCATCATGATCCCTCACCTTTAGAACTGTTTTGTGAAATGGAACCAAGCGCACTAGAGTGTAAAGTCTTTGATGATTAATTAACATGGACCAACTATTATCACAGTTGATTCCTACTCAGCGCATTGGATCCGATGGTTTCAATTGGTGGGTGGGTCAAGTCGAACAAACTGCCTCAGAAGAAAAAACTAACAAAGGTGGTTATCGTTTTAAGGTTCGTATCGTAGGAGATCACCCCGCAAGTAAGGAGATCCTTGATACGAAAGACTTGCCATGGGCAAATGTGATGATGCCAGTCAATGTGCCCTTCATGCCTGGTAATGTTGGTGGAGCACATCCACAACTTATTAAGGGGTGTTGGGTTGTTGGTTTTTACTTAGATAACTTAAAGCAGAAACCCATTATCATGGGTTCTATTGGACAAACTCCTGGTGCTACAACTATCTCTAAGAGTGAGAGACCTGATGGCAGCACAGCTTTTGGAACAGTCAATAATACAGTTGATAATCCGGTAAATCCTGTTACAGACGGACAACCAGCACCAGAAAATCCTGAAGGTGGACAAGGAGAAGCAAACAAAACTACTGGTGCTTTGCCAACTGGTGATGATACAGTCCCAATACCTCCAAGAATGCTGAGGGGTCGGGATGATGAAAAATGGTGTCAATCTGTAGCAGAAAAATGCGACAAACAAAATTTAACTGACAAAACCAAAATTTTACTTGGTGAATTTTTAAATGAAGTTCAGAAAAATGATGGAAACATTGGCACGTATTTAATCAGTCCTATCAGTGGAACAATTAATAGTGGTATTGGCATAGCAAGAAAGTATGTCAATAAGTTTATGGCTGTAATCAGGCATTTTATCGCAAAGGTAAAAGGTTTTGTGCTTGAGAAACTTACTAATGCTGTTAAGGATCTAATTAAAGCAGTATTGTATCCAAATGAAACTGGAAATGCCCTTACTCCAGTTACAGAATGGTTCAATAATCTGCTCAAAGATCTTGGGTGTAAAATGGCAGATCTTGGAGATCGTTTGGCAGAATGGTTGACGAACGTTTTAATGGGTCTAGTTAATCAGGTTTATCGTGCTGCAGCATGTCAAGTAGACACACTAGTAAATGGTATTCTATCAAAGATTAATTCATTGATGGAGACTATACTCAGCAGTATCCTTGGACCTATTCAGGATATTCTTGGTGCTATTGCCGGACCACTTAATATTTTAGGTGGAGCAATTAATTTCGTCTTAAAATTACTTGGTATTTCTTGCTCTGGACCTAATAATGAATGTGCCGGATACAAACAAATTTGTACAGATGGTGAGAAAAAAGATAAAGAGGACAAAAAAGGAAATGATTTCCTAGATGATCTTCTTTCCAACATTGATAATTTATTCCCTGCTACAGGAGCTGACTTTAATCAGTATACCTGTGAAGATGCTTATACTGGAAAACCATTATCTATTACAACAGTTGGGTTTACTGGTGGAGTTCCTCGTTACAGTGATAAACCAACAAAAACACCAAAAATTGTTTATACGATATCTGATATTATTGTAGAGGAGGGATTTGATGCTGTATTCCAGGTAACTAGAACTGGAGTTACTGAATCTGCTTCATCTGTGTCTTATAGAACATCTAGAAAAGGAACTGCTACTCCAGATGAAGATTACTTGTCTGATAGTGGTATTCTTGGATTTGCTCCAGGAGAAACTGTAAAAAGTATTACTATTAAAACTTTCCATTCATCAGAAAACGAAGGTGATGAAGACTTTTTTGTTATTCTGAAGAAAAATTCTCCTGGTGAAGGTAGTCGAATTAGATCTACGTTTATAAAAAATGTTGGTAGGTGTGTAATCACAGAACGTAATATAAGAGAACCAGGAACTCCATATTATCCTATACCAATAAATCCAACTCCAGAAATACCAGATGTTTTCCCACCTGAAGTAGTAGAAGATATTCCTACTCCACCTTCTGATGATACTCCATCTTCTGATACTACACCTTCATATGAAGTAGTTGCTGACAAAGTATCTGTTAATGAAGGTGATTTTGTGCAATATACAATCACTACAGAAAACGTAGAGAATGGTACATATGCATATTATACATTAACAGGGGATATTGACTCTGGTGATATTATTGGTGGAAAAACAACAGGTTCTTTTGTTGTCAATAATAATACTGCTGAAGTAATAGTTGGAATTTCTGAAGATTCTTTAGATGAAGAAGAAGAGTTGCTTATATTCACTGTGAATGGAACTGGTGCTACTACAGATGTGCTGGTGGTGCCACTTACAGAAGAGATTAGTACTGAACCACCAGAAGATGATGGTGAGGGTGATACTCCAGGAACAACTACAGACGAATTTATTGTTCCTGAAGTTATTCCTGAAACTATTATTACAGATGATAATGGCGGAATTATTGAAATACCCATCACTCAACCAGGAGATCCTTGGGCAGAACCACCATATGTCTTCATTGGTGGTGAAGGAATTGGTGCTGTAGCAACTCCTTTACTAGATCAAGATGGATTTATCACAGAAATTCGTATTAAAGCACCTGGATACGGATATAAATTAAATCTTGCTAATGAATCTGGTGTTCGTTGTATCATTGATGCATTTACTATAATCCGCCCCGGAATTGGATACACATCAGAACCTGATATGTATATAAATGGTGAACTTGGTGTTGCGGAAGCAGTTATCAATGAAGATGGATTTGTCGTTGGCGCTAGAATTTTAGATAGGCAATTAACATTTGAAAAATTCCCTGAGATTGTTATCGTTGGTGGAGGTGGATATGGTGCTAAACTATTACCATCTTTTAGATGCCTAGATACTGAAGCACTCACTACAGTTGGATCTACTAAGATCGGAACTGGTCGTTATATTGATTGTCCATAATGTCACACGCTGTACCCGCTAACGAATACCCCACAGGTATCTTTCCACAAACCACGGCAGATAAAACACAGAATCTAAAAGATGGTCCTGTTTTTACAACATGTTGGAAAGGTGTGCTGACTCGTTCACAGATCTATGAACGCATGTATCCTGATGGTCAGACATCAACACTAAGAATAGATGGTCCTGACGGCACTGCTGGGTTTGTTTCACTTCAAAACAATGGATCTATTGTTATTGTTACTGGAGAAAAAAATGTAGAAAAAGGTGCTTCTAGTGGAAAGTTGTGTATACACACTCATGGACAGCAACAAAAACACGAGCAAGTAACTCACATTGAATACAATTGTGGTGATGATGGCGAAGAGGCATTAAACATTATTGCGTATGGAGATATTGTAGAAGAAGCTACTGGTAGCGAAAGGCATATCAAGGCACAGAAAATTGTTATTACTGCTGAAGAAGAATTGTTTTTGATTGGAAAATCACAAGTATTCATTCAGGCAGGATCTAATGGTGGTGGCACTATCCAAATGAGTGCTGGCACTATTGAGCAAGTTGTGGACAATAAAAAAGATATTGTCTTTGGTCAGAAGATGACATTTGGTGCTGGTGAAGAAACATCTGTACAATTTGATCCTAGAGCATCACAAAACATTGTTTCTCCTGGACATGTTAATTGGTCTATCCTTGGTGATTATAAGCAATGGGTTGGTGGTGTATCGCAAACTGTCATTGCTGGAAAACCAGGGACACCTCCACTAATCAAAGCGAGAGATAATTCTTATAGTGTCAACACTCTTATTGGCGGTGCTTCTGTAAAAGCAACAGATGCTATTTTATTCTCTGCGGGTAGTCTCGCAAGTATTACTGCAGGCGGTGCTATAGATCAAATAGCAGGTGCTTCTATAACTCAAAATGCTGGCGCTGCTATAACTCAAACAGCAAGCACTAATATATCTCAAACAGCAGGTTCTGCTATAACTCAAACAGCAGGCACTACCATATCTATTGCTGCTACTGGAAATGTTGTTGTTACTGGTGCTCTAATACTTCTAAACTAATAAGTTTACATTATCACAGTCATCTAATATCCGTATCATAAACTGGCACAAGGGGGGTTGATTTCTGGACCTAACCCTGATAAATTACTCTTGTAGCAAATCAGGCGAGTGCCGCAATTACTTGCATAACCTGGTTGACGCATCGAGCGTCTTCTGCTATAATATATTCATGCGATCGGGAGTCGAACCGATCCATCATCTGCGGGTATAAATTCCGCAAGTAAACAAAGGTAACTAAACAACAATGATCAAATCTGTATTCGCAGCAACCGCTGCCCTGTCCGTATCTGCTGGTGCCGCTTTCGCTGGTCCCTACGTTAACGTCGAAGCTAACTCCGGTTTCACTGGATCCAGCTACAACGGAACTGCTACTGACCTTCACGTAGGTTATGAAGGCGAACTCGGTGAGTCTGCTTCATACTACGTCCAAGGCGGCGCTACTGTAGTCTCCCCTGATGGTGGCGAGAGCGACACCGTTCCTTCTGGTAAGGCAGGTCTTGGTATCGGTTTGACCGATGCTCTTGGCGCATACGGCGAAGTCTCCTTCGTTGGTAGTGGCGACAGCAACGTTGACCGTGGTTATGGCACCAAGTTGGGTCTGAAGTACAGCTTCTGATAAATAGTGTGGAGACTCCTTTCGTGCGGTCTCTACAAAAGTCGGAACACCCAAGGGGACCTTCGGGTCCCTTTTTTCATGGTTCTAAATACTTAAGTGGAAATGAGTGGCATATGTTATCTACACAATACAGACTACGACTGGAATTTATTTGTAAATGTATTGCGAATGGAGAAGAAGTAAAATTGTCTGATATGATCTGGGCAAATAAATTAGCAAAAGCAAATACTTCTGCTAATGAAATGTTGAAGATGGCACGTCGTCAAATTACTTATAAAATTGAAGAGGGTAGCACAGACGATTTTCTGAATAGGATGGGTTTAGGAGATCCCGATCCATCCAACCATAAAAAGGGATTCACTGATGCTGATGATATTAAGGATTGGTTTCAGCAAGATAAACCTTCGGATTGGAGACAAAGAGACTAATGCCAAGTGAATTTGATTACGTTGAAGCACCTACAGAGGGTGAAGTTGACAAATGGGGGTTTACAATCAAACCTACTATCAGTGATACTGAACTAATTCTTAGGTGTCTACGCAATGCTCCTTGTGGATCTGACAAGAAACAAGTTGAACGATTAATTAAACAATACAATGACTAAGAAACAATACAAACAATTGCTACTTGATCACTTCACAGAGCAATTAGATAAACTCACAGCGAAGGAACTTAAAGAACTTGCTGCGAGACACACATGAAGGATTATGTCTGTATCCCCATGTGGGATCCTATTTACGAGATGATGCGCTATTATTGGGTTCACAAGTCAGAAAAGGATCCTGAGCAATTCGTGAAAAATCTTAATCCAGAGCAAGAACTGCTATGAGTAGTAAGATGCTATTCCTAGTTGACATTGGTAATGGTAGATGTCTTAGTCATGATGGATACATTCAAATTGGTATTTTCTCTCATAGTGTAGAGAAGCATCTAGAGTTAAATCCTGAACAAGAATGGCAGGTAACATACTGGATGCCTGATCCATTCTGTATCAGATATCCAAGACCTAATTATCAGCATACTATGAAGGCGAATGAAGGTTCACCTAAGACTGATAATGCTACTGATAGTAGACCAAGAGATTTTCCTGATCAAGCAACAAATAGATTGGAGAGAACATTATGAAGATGTGGGAGACAAAATGTGTGGGGTGTGGTAAAATGACCCCGGCAAATGAAACACCTCAGGTAGGACACCAAGCACCTGATGGTAGTTGGACCAATTCCTTATGTAAACCTTGTTGGGTAAAGAAGAACAATGGACAAAATTGACACACAGGGCATGAGTCTTCCTGGTAGATCAAAAAAACCAAGTAGTTATGCTCCTATGCCAGTGAAAATTCGTACAATCTTCACTGAAGAAGAACGTATTGAATTGAAACAAATTATTCATGAAGCACTTGATGAGAGGGAACAAGCATGAAGTTTAAAGCATTAGTATTTGTCCGACTACGATCACAGGTTGATGACTCTCCTGGTAATGCTGTGAGAGACGCCTGTAAGCGATTGTCAGAGTTAGACATCAAGAAATTGAGATTGGGTAAGGTCATCGACGTTTGGTTGGAATCAGAGAGCAGAGAGTATGCTGAGAAGGAACTTGAAATGCTATCTGATAGATTCCTTGCCAATACAGTCATGGAAGATTGGGACTACGAACTAACTGAGATTGAAACTTTTCCGCCAGGTATTGAATAATGGATGACTTTAACACACCAGGATCTAACACGAGTTGGATGGATGATGGATTCAAAAAGTATGCTGCTGAATGGCAACTCAATAATATTGAGAAACTATTGGATGCTAAGGTAGAACGTTGTCGTGTATACAACAGTGACAACCGAGATGAAATATATAATCAAATCACTATTACCTACAAAGAAGACACATGCAAGCAGTAATCTATTCAAACGGTAGTCAAGAGTGTGAGCGTATCGCAGCACTACTTAAGTCAATGGGTGGAGAGTTTCATGAGTACAATCTCAACGAACACTTTTCTCAAAGGGCATTTGAAGCAGAGTTCGGACCTGAAGCAACCTATCCCCAGGTTGCCATTGGTGCCAAACATCTTGGTAACATGCATGACACACTACACTATATGAAGGATGCTGGGATGCTTGTGGCTTGACAGCATTCAAGAAACCCAGTATAATGACTATGTTGAGGATAAAGAGGAGCAATGGCTTTAGGTAAACAAGTAGAAGAGAGTCTTTCAGAGGCTACAGGTAGTCTTCGCAACGCATTATCGTATGCTGCTAGGGCAGAACGACCGATTGTATGTAAACAGATTGCCAATCTTATTTCAGAGATTGACAGTATCGGTTCATTTGATGGTATTCTAGATAAATTAGAGGAGTTTTCCAATGAAAAAGACGTTTAAGAAAATCGACAAGAAAGGACACGAAGAGATCTGGGAATGGGATGAAACTCCTGAACTCAAGGCATTCATCAAGCGACAGTCAATTACTAATCTGTCAGCACCCCCTACCCGTCCTGCCTAATCTGTGTTATAATATACGGAGTGCTGGTTTAGCAATTTGGTAAATGCAGCGTTCTCATAAAGCGCCTAAAGTGGGTTCAATTCCCACAACCAGCATTTGCGAGTATGGCGGAATCGGTAGACGCACCAGACTTAAAATCTGTTGAGCATTATGCTCGTGGGAGTTCAAGTCTCCCTACTCGCATTCTGTTAAATATAACATTAACAGGAAATCATAACATTATGGCACAGTTCAGGTATACAATCTCACGTAAACATGTATTTGTAGATAATGTACCTGTTTTGATGTATTATGTTGAAAGTATGCCATTTGCTTTCGATGTCCTTGAAGACGAGGATAAAAATGACAAATGGATATTGGCAGAAGCAGCACTTAATGAAGAGTATACTATGGAGGACATCTTCAAGTATTCTGATTACTTAATTGCTGAAGAATGCCACCCTGTATTATTTGATCTAGATATCGTTAATCCTGAAGTTTTACCTGATGAACACATTTCTTGAATTATTTGAGGGAACTTTTGCTAACAAACGTCAAGCACAAAGTCATCCTACTCGTTATGCTCACATTCGTGTTAGTCATCGTAAGATTGGGGAAACTAGATTCTATGGTGAGCAAGCATACAACTATCAATTAGATCGTCCTTATAGACAATTTGTGATTGATGTAGTTGATGAAGGTGATTACCTTAGACTTAAGAACTACGAGATCAGAACACCAGCAGACTTTGTTGGATGCAATAACCTTGATAAACTTACTGATGACCTCTTGACATACCGAGAGGGATGTGATAATATTATCAAAGAGACAGCAACAAAGACATTCACCGGTAAGAATGATACTTGTGAATGTTATGTAATGCGTGGAGGAGTCAGAACTTATGTTAATAACGAAGTTCTTCTTACTGAAACAAATTACCAAGTAATGGACCGTGGTCTTCATTCAGAAACTCATCAAAAAGTATGGGGATCTGATTACGGTCCATTCAATTTTACTAGAATGCCAAACTAGCTCAGCTGGTAGAGCAGGGCTTTTGTAAAGCTCAGGTCGCAGGTTCAAGTCCTGTGTTTGGCTCTCATTCCTCTTTAGCTCAGCGGTAGAGCGGTTGACTGTTAATCAATTTGTCCCTGGTTCGATCCCAGGAAGGGGAGTTATGTATAGAACAACTTATAGAGAACAATTTGGATACATTTACATGTGTATTAAGGAAATAGCATTAATGCTTATTCTTAAGGATAGGTATAGACCCCGTGTATAAATAAATCTTAGGATAAAAGATATACCGCAGGGTCAGATTAATCATGCCATTAACACGTCTGGATAACCTTATCAGCAGCAAAACTGGTAAGTATCTTTATGTTTCTCCTGATGATTTCAACGCTACAGATGCGTTATCTAATAGAGGTAACTCACCTGTAACACCATTCAAGAGCATCCAACGTGCTTTTCTAGAGATTGCGAGATATTCGTATCTTCCTGGATTTGGTAATGACAGGTTTGACCAGTTCAGCATTATGCTGATGCCTGGTATTCACTACATTGATAACCGTCCTGGTCTTGTAGACACTAGTGGTATCTCTGCATTTGGTTTTGATCAAGCAAATAATGAGTGGACTGATAATTCCATTCTTGATATCTCTAATCCTGATAACGTCTTATACAAGTATAACAACACTGAGGGTGGTGCTATCATCCCCAGAGGTTCTTCTCTCGTAGGTTATGACCTTCGCCGTACTGTTGTTCGTCCTCTATACGTTCCCGATCCTGCTTCTGTAACTGTTCCTCGTTCTGCTATCTTTAACGTAACAGGTGGTTGTTACTTCTGGCAGTTTACTTTAAAAGATGGTCAGACTACTGCTGAGTCTCCTCTTTATAATACTGTAGACGGAACTGGTGAGGTATACTACGATCCTAATGATTTCACTAGGAAGACTGCTCCTAACTATTCACACCACAAACTAACTGTATTTGAATACGCAGACACAGAAGAGTTGTCTCTATTCTATAGAAAGATTGCTAAAGGTTTCTCTGATTATCAACCAACAATTGATGATCCTGGTGAATTTGACTTTAGAATTCAGGAGAACCGTATTGTTGGTCCTCTGTCTGACTCTAGAGTTATTGAGTCACTGACACTTAATGATGCTACAACTATTCCTAGCATTCCTGCATCAACATCTGAGATTGAAGTAACAACTAAGGTAGACCACGGATACTTTGCTGGTCAGTTTGTTGCTATCTCTGGAACTGATATTGATAGTGTTTTGGAAGGTATCTTCCCAATCATTGATATCGATCAAAATGACCCACGTAAGTTTACTTACGAAGTTGCTGAAGTTGTTAGCGCAATTGGTACAGGTATTGCTGCTGGTCAAACTGTTAGTGTTGATACTACACCAGCACTCGGTCAGAACGCTCAGACACTCGCTGAAGTTGATAGTGTAGAGTCTGCCTCTCCATATGTCTTTAACGTATCCATCCGCTCTACGTGGGGTATTTGTGGCATCTGGGCGAACGGTCTGAAGGCGACTGGATTCAAATCCATGGTCATAGCTCAATATACGGGCGTTTCGCTTCAGAAGGATGACAGAGCATTTATCCGTTATGATGAGTATTCTAACACCTGGAACCAAGCATCACTAACTGATGCGTTTGCGACTGTTCCTTATCACGCTAAGGGCGATTCTTATTGGAAGGATGACTGGAGAACCTTCCACGTTAAAGCATCAGAAGATGCATTCATCCAGAACGTTTCTATCTTCGCTGTTGGTTTTGCTGATCACTTCCTAATGGAAAGTGGTGGTGATATGTCCATCACGAACTCAAACTCCAACTTTGGTAATACATCACTTCATGCTATTGGTTTCAAAGGTTTCGCCTTTAACCAAGATAAGGGTGGTTTCATTACTGACATCATTCCACCTGAAGCAGTTGATAGTGGTGCTGCTAATATCAAGAGAACTCAATACTATACTATTGATATTTCTGGAACAACTCAAGATACTAACAACTATACTAAATTATTCCTTGGTAGTGAAGACATTACCAGTCCACTAAATCGCCCTGCTGTATCTATTGGTGGGTATAGACTTGGTTCTAAGTCTGGAGAAAAACTATATGTTAAACTAGATCCAGCAGTTGCTGGTGGAACTGAAGAGTTTAACGCAACATTAGAACCAACTGGTTTTGTTAAGTATATTGCTGCTCCTCAAATTCTAAATCCATCTGGATTTGCTATCAATAACATCTATGCAGATGCTGCTAACTTAATTGAAAGCAACCGTAAGATGATCCAAGAGGAAGTCTTTGGATATATCATTGAAAAGTATCCAAGACTTCAGGATATTTCTTATGTTAATCCTGGAAGAGATCCTAATGCGAACCGTTATTTTGATGCTCGCAATCTAATTATTGCTAACAGACAGAATATTATTAATGAGACTATTGCTTCTTTGGGAGTCTTTAGTCCTAGTGGTTCTGCTGTTAGTTTTAACGATGTTGGCACTATTGTTGATGCTGTAGCAGAAGATTTAAGAGATGGTGGTAACTATAATACAGTTGCTGCTGTACAAGGATTCTTTGCTAATGACACAACACTTACTGGAGTATTAGCTGGTGAAGAAGAAAATCTACTTTGGGCATTTAGAAGAGCTCGTGATCTATGTAAGCAAGCAGTAGCTAACTTGCTAAGTGTAAAAGCAAATCTATATGATCCTGTTCCTTTCGCAGACAGTCCTTATAATTTCTATAGTAATCTTCCATGTGGTAGTATTACTTCTGGTAAGACA